ACCAATATAGATACCTGCTTCTGCACTTACATCACGCTTATTTAGCACCTTCATTTTGCCACCTCATATCCCTTTACTTTTAACATTACCTTTACATATTTATAATACATTTCTTTACAGCACTCATCTAAACGGTATACACAATCACACCAATTAATATCATCTTTATCACATACTATGCAAGCAATCATTGCACTATCCTTTCTTTTCTATTCTTTATACTTTAAAGAACACCTATAGCAAGGCATGGCTGTCTAGCGTTCTTTGCTAGACTGCCGTGCTACAGAACAGCCTGACTGTCTCAGCCAGTTAGGATTTTATTATTAACTGGGGCGCGGACTATTGTTGTTAAGGGAGCGCCGAGATAGTCGTCTGTCAACAGCACTCACTAACAGTACAGACTGAGCGGCAGCAAACAGTTCTGGGGTCTCAATGACCCCAGACTGTTTAATTGCTTGTTAAAGTAGTAGAGTATCTCTAATAAAATTATTTCCGTACAACAGTATGCCTATGCCCCTGTACTATCAATATAGGCTCTGACCTGCGGTTATAGTACTGTGATGTAAATCACCTGCCCAAAAGTGTTCGGAATGGGCTGTTGAACGGATTAATATATAGTAGAGGCAATTTATTGCCGATACTATAGCAAGGGCTTCAGGCCCTTGCGTACAGACTGTATCTACTGTCTGTTACAAACTGTTTATATAGACTGTTTGTAGATGGGTAAATACTGCCTTGGGACAGGACAATAAATGACTTTTAGTAAAACAAATAACCCCCGTAGCGAAAAAATGGCGGGGGCTAAGTCTAAACTTTTGGCACTGGTTGCCGAGGGTATGGGCGCTCCTAGGGCTATGGTTCAACTTGGGTACAAGGAAGACACCCTAAGAATCTGGCTATCACGGGATAAAAAATTTGCCCGTGATTTGGAAGATGCCAAGGCTGATGCCAAAAATAAGTCCACCATCTCCCTTGGAGTGGCAAAGGACGAGATTTCCTTTTCTCAGTTCTCAGAGGTATTTTTGGGGCAGAAGGTATTTGAGCACCATCAGGACTGGATTGACCTACTAGAGGGAGAAGAACCCTCTTGGCTCCACGACTCTATGATTTATGAGCCTGGCGACCAAAACAGATTATTAGTTAACGTACCACCCGAGCACGCTAAATCAACCGTGGTGACCGTTAACTATCCAACTTACCGTATCGCCCTCAATCCGAATGTGCGTATCATTGTGGTCAGTAAGACCCTTAACAAAGCACGAGAGTTCGTGTATGCGATTAAGCAAAGACTGTCCCACCCACGCTGGCTGAAGTTACAAACAGCCTATGGACCAGAGGGCGGTTGGAAACAAGATGCTGATACCTGGAAGGTAGACACCGTTTACCTTGGGGGCGATGCGAGAGATTCATCCGAGAAGGACCCGACTATCCAAGCCCTAGGTATGGGCGGTCAGATTTACGGTGCACGTGCTGACCTGATTATCTTGGACGACTGCATTACCACTGCCAATGCCCATGAATGGGATAAGCAGATTAACTGGTTACAAAAAGAAGTTATTACCCGTTTGGGTAAAAATGGCAAGTTATTGATTGTAGGGACGCGAATTGCGGCGAATGATTTTTATAAAGAACTTCGTAATCCGAAGCATTGGTCTAACGGTAAGTGCCCATTTACTTACATGGCTATGCCTGCGGTATTGGAGTTTAGGAAGAAACCAGAAGACTGGGTAACTCTTTGGCCTAAGTCTGACCATCCTTGGGATGGAGACGAGGACACACCCGATGAGCAAGGGCTATATCCTAAATGGGATGGGCAAACTTTATTTAAACGCCGTGGCGAAGTAACTCCTAGTACTTGGGCTTTAGTCTACCAGCAAGAGGATGTCGAAGAAGATTCCATCTTCCCACCCGCACTGGTTCAGGCTTGTGTCAAAGGTATGCGTAAGCGAGGTCCGTTAAAACCAGGCGCGGTGGGACATCCGATTAGTGCTGAAGGTTTTACAGTTGTTGGATTTGACCCTGCTATGGGCGCAGGACATGCTGCGTTTGTAGCGATGACCTATAACCGAGTAGACGGAAAAATTTATGTGCTGGACTGTGAGAACATGTCCGACCCAACACCACAAAAGATTCGTGCAATGATTGAAGAATTTGTTATCAAGTATAGTCCTAATGAGTTGCGCGTTGAGATTAACGCACACCAGAAAGCCTATGAACTAGATACCGATTTGCGTCAATGGCTATCGCAATATGGCTGTAGTTTGAAGCCGCACTTTACACAGAAGAACAAATGGGATACCTCTCATGGTGTTGCATCTATGTCAACGATGCTAGGCACTATGCACGATGGGGTATTCCAAAAGAACAACACAATTGAATTTCCTTCCTCTGAAGGTTCAGAAGGAATGAAGGCGTTAATTCAACAACTGATTACGTGGAAGCCTGAGACCAAAGGCAAAACAGACTGCGTGATGGCTATGTGGTTTGCGTTCCTACGCTGCCGTGAGTTGATGCAACAGAGCACAGTTATCTCGCGATACTCAGAAAATCGTTGGGCTACCCGTTCTCAAATATCAAAACGTGGAACAGTAAACCTAGACCTTGCGCTGCAAGAACAGTGGCAAGAACAATTCGGATAAGGAAAACAAAATGCCAAATGTGTCAAAGATTGTAAGAGGTATTGCAAAGGCAGCAGGAAAGAAGAAGGCTGCACCAAAACCTCCTGCTAAGAAAGAGCCAGCATATGGCTCAGCAGAATACGAAAGAAAAATACAAAACCTTCAAGCATCGCGAAAGAAATTTAACGAAGCAGTGATGAAGAGAACAGAATGGCTACCTAACGGAAGAGCCGTTGTTGACGGAAAAGAAATGTCACGAAGCGTATGGATGAGCAAGTATAAGGGTACCGATATTCTACCTGGACCTCGCACAGTAAGATTCTCTTCTAACCCAGACCGTACGCCAAAGCCAACAACCAAGCAGGGAATTAAGGCAGATAAGCGTTCCGCTAAATTAAACGCAAAACTTGTTAAAAAAGTTGATAAGGCAAATTACTCATCTAACGCAGATGCTGCTCGTAAAGCAGCAGCAGCACGCGCAGAAAAGGTTGACCCAAAGAATCGCACACTTGCTCAAACACGTGCTATTAAAACAGCGTCTAGATACAAAGTTGGTTTGCCTGGCTATTCTAAGGGACCAATAAGCGCAGCAACAAAAAAGCAAGACAAAGAATGGGACAAGCAATACAAGGCTACTTTGAAAGCAAAGAAAGCAGCAACCAAAGCCGCTAAGAAGGGTAAGTAATTATGGTTGCAAAGAAGAAGATGGGTCCAGTGATACGTAAGGTTAGACCTAGTGGTACACCAGTTCCTATGCCCCAGCGCACTCCAAGGCGAGTACCTGGACAAGCAATACCAGTGCCTATGCCTAACAAAGAAGGCAACTATGGTAAGCCAAGAGTTAAGGCACGACCAATGCCAGCAGGTCCTAAGAAGTCTGGAAACTCAATGCCAATGGCACCAAAGCGCGTTAAGAAAAATCCTGCAAGACGAAAGATGATTTAATAATGCCAAATCCAATTAAGATTGTTAAGGGTGTTGCTAAGGTAACTCGCGGAAAACAAAAAGCAGCAAAAAAAACTGGACGAGTTATTAATGCAGAAGGCAAACTTGCTACAAAACGTGGCAAAGGAATGGTTTCTGAAGCGCCTCTTGTTAAGGGAAAAAACTCAAAAGCAAATGTAACTGATTGGAAATCTATCCAAAAAGCATTAAGTAGTGATAATAAAAAATCTAGATACATTACAAAAAAGAAAAAGGGCTAAGTAATGGCTGTAAATCCATACAACGTTGGCTGGAATCAAGTTAATAAAAAAGTAACTAAAGCCACACGCAAAGTTATTAAAACAGCAGATGAATACTTAATCCCTAAAACTCCTGCTGATATTGCTTTTACTCTTGTTGGCGGTAAAGGTATAGGTCTTGCATATAAAGGTACAAAGAAAATTGTTAAGGCTGTTTCTAAAAATAAAAAAGCAACTAAGAAAGTTACAAAAACAACTAAGAAGAAGTAAGGAGTAGAGATGCCAAATGTAGGCAAAATAGCATCAGGTATTGCAAGAATTATTTCTAATGCAAACGTTTCTACTACCACTAAAAAAAGAATAACAGCAGCAGCAGAAAGAGGTTTAACTCCACGTCAGGTTGCTGAGTTAGTTGTTCGCAATGAGGCAAAAGCCGCTAAGGCTTTGGCTGCTAAGGGAATTAAAACAAAGCCTAAGCGATATGAGTATCAAGGTACTGGTTATTCTGACCGCCAACTTGATGCCGCATTTCGTGCATCACCTGAAGAAGGTTCTGCTGCGGCAATGGCAAGGCGTATGGCTACAGAAAATCCTGAAACTGTAGCAAGGAAAGCAGCAGAAAAAGCCAGAGTTACTATGGCTCGTAATCGAGCACAGACTGTAGCAAGAACTACAAGAAAGAAAGAGTTAACTAATACTACACCTAAGGTTGCTCGACTTCGCCCTAAGCAAGGACCATTAACTAAAAAAGCCGCTATTAGAGCAGAACGTAATCGCCGTAGAACAGTTCAACTTTCTGAAACCGCTAAAGCAAGAGCAAGAGTTGCAGAACTTGCTGAGCAACGTTTTGCAAATCCAACCGATGCAGCCAAGGTTGCAGCACGAGTACGACCACCTGCTGGTTATAGCGGTGCAAAAGTTGTTAAACCAAGAAAACGTGCTGCGTCAAAGCCAGTTGATACATCTGTTAAGGTTGTAAAGCCAGCAACTAAAAGAACTCCTCAAGAAATAAAAGATGCTAAAGAGGCAGCAAGAAAACGTAGAATTGCTGCTAATGCTAGAGGAAGAATTACTGGTAAAGACTCTGTAACTAAGGCTCCTGGCAAAAGTAAAAAAACTGAATTAAAAGAGCGTCCACGCACTCAAGAAGAAATGCGCCGTAAACGCGAAGCACAAGAAGATATGCGTAAAAAAGATTATCGGAATAAAGGTCGTGCGGAACGTCAACGCGATGTAGATGACCAAGAAGTACCACAGGGTCAAACAATTCGTGGCAAGTTTTATCCAGAAGGTACTGTTGGTATTCCAGCACGTTCTACACGTACTGGTAATACAATTATAGAACGTTCTGCAAAAGTTAATGATGAGTTACCACCAAAGGATGAACTTACTGCAATTAAGAAAGCCTTTGCTGAGTTAACTAAAGAAGAAAAAGCAGCAATGCGAACAGCAGATGCACGCGCTATTCAAGGAATTTTACGTGAAAAGATTGCTATAGGTCCTAACAGAAAACCTGCTGGTCCTAAAGATGCGCCAGCACGTAAGCGTTTAACTGCAGATGAAAGATTAGCAATTATAAAAAGAAGTGTTCGTGCACGCCGCGCAGCAGATACGGCACGCAATAAGCGTCTAGAAGAATTAAAAAAGAAACTCACTCCAGCGCAAAGAAAAGCAATTGCAAAAGCAATTGCAGAAGCAAAGAGGAATAGCAGATAATGTTGACTGATAAGCAAATTTTTGCACGTGTTGCGTCTTTAAAAGACCGCACCCGTGACCGTGATTCACGTCAGCAAGATGTACTACTAGTACGTCAAGGTAAAATTTCTAGCGTATATCCTGATTTTTTTCCAGAAGGTGTAGAGGCTAACGTAGTTGCCAACTTTGTTGACATTGTAGCCCGTGACTTATCTGAAGTTATGGCTCCGTTACCTGCAGTTAACTGCTCAGTAGTTAGCCAAGTTAAAGACCGTGCTCGTAAAGCAGCAGATAACCGTACTCGTATTGCTGCTAACTATTTTTATAACTCTGATTTGCAGGTCCAGATGTATACTGGAGCAGATTGGTATGTAACATTTGGGTTTGTTCCGTTCATTATTGAACTGGACACTGAAGCAAAGTTGCCGCGTATTCGCGTAGAAAGTCCTGTCGGGGCGTATCCTGAATTTGACCGCTACGGACGCTGCGTTGCTTTTGCTAAGCGTTATGCTATGCCACTGGCTGAATTGATTTCTCAGTTCCCAGAACATGCTGACGTTTTACTTGGTCGTGACGGATACGACCAAGACATGAATAGTAGATTTGAGATTGTTCGTTACTACGACCAGCATCAATCTATTATCTTCGTTCCAGAACGACAGAATC